TATTCTAATTCTTCAATCAATGAATCTTCAACTTCTTCTATCAATTCTCCGCCACGAACTACAAGGCCACCGTTAGCACTTAATAGGAAATCGGTACTATCCGGTTGATCCTTTCGTATATATTTTTTCTCTAGTGCTTCACCATCTCCGCCAATTTCTTTTACGTTTCCTTTATCAGTTACAATAATGATTTTAGGATCTTCATCTCTGTTATGTATATATACTTCCCCTTGATTCAATCCTTCTAAATGCCTTGCTTCAGAAGGTGCCAACGGAGGATATACCGGATTGCCATCCTTGTCTATCTCACTTCCATACCATAACTCTTTTGTTACCTTCTTCTTCATTACACTTCAATTTTGTCAGTATTTACAAAAGCTAATTGGGAAGAATCATACTGTAACATCTCCCCCTCTTTGGGATTATTTATATTAAACCCAACAAGATTAATCGCTGACGAACCACCGGGTATACCGCCTAATCCAGAAAGATCATTCTCTCTCTTTTCCAATAAAACCGAACTCCAGAACATTTGGCTATCCTCAGATATTTGAGTCACTTCAGGAACAGAATTTCCCGAACGCACATAAGCAACACCATTTACATAAAAGTCAGAAAGGCATAAAACCTTATTTATAAACTGAATGAACCAATAAGGAATGCCAGAAGAATTGCCACATGACAACGCGAACGTATCATACGGAACTGAATATAATTCTATAATTTCCTGCTTTTGGTTTCGGAATTGCTCATTCTCAACTTTTGCAGAATAACCGTTCGGTTTGAATCCTCCCTCTATTCTGAATTCAAAAAACAACTGATCTTCACCAGGCCAGAAGATATTGTCAAAAGGAGAATTATTATCTTTGTGAGAGCATCTAATAAGACATGTCTCATCCAAAATGAGGCTATCAGAACAGATTGAGAAGGGCTCGCTAACAGCATAGAAATTGTCAGAAGCATCCGCTACCTCAAGTACATATACAGCATCATGAAGTCCTGTTATTGCGGAATAATACATTTTTATCGTATCATTCACCTGATATTCAGAAAAAGAAACGGGTATTTGATTGCCTGATACTAAATTGCGTAAATAAGCCGTAACAGAATGGCTGGGATCATTCGAAAATACCTGGACTAGAATGTTGTCATTTGTATGAAAGCGCTGGATATAGTCTATATCCTGCTGAAATTTGTTCTTTAATGGAGAAAAGAACAATGGACAGATGTCACCGATTTTAATCATATGGTCTTTTCGTTCTTTTATGGGTTAAGTGCCACTTGACACTGCAATGCAAATATACTAATTATTATAACAATTACAATAACTTATCAGCTTTTTATCTCTTTCACAATTAGAGAATATCTTACCGATTCGGTCTTTCCGACATTAATCTTCATCTCTTTAATATATCCACGTACGGTCTCTCCATTATAATCAAGAGAGATTAATCCAGATAAATTCGAAGGAACATCCACTTCACTTGTCTCAACGTCTACCTCACCTACCGTAAACAAACGATTATCTATAGGAAAATCATCGGTTTCTTTTATTCCCGCAATTGAGACATTGCTATTACCATCAGAAGAAGTAAACTTAAGCATATTTGTGCATGCGCCTATATACGCCTTATTTGCTTCCAGCATAAAACGAGGCGAATATTCTACGTTAAACATTGTATCAGGACTGATCAGACCCAGCAACTGACTAGGGCTGTACGGACGGTCTAATAACAGATTACCATTCTCTGCCGAAGTTGCATATTGACAACCTACGATAAAAACATCATTATCGCTATCATTATCGGTGGTATCTTCCCCTCTCTTCTGAACCAAAAACTCTATTCCATACGCGTCCGCCCGGTAAGGACTGATAAAAGAAAGAGTATTATCCGTCAGTTTTAATCCTGTTGAGAATTCATTTGTAAACCGAAACTCATCACGTCCATTGATACTGTCATAATCCTGCTTATCATATCCGACCTTTACAGAAGTGTTGACAAGAGAGGAATTGACGCTATATTCATAATCGTTTATCTGATCTGAAAGGTCTTTTACGACATAATTGTCAAACAATGCATATCTATGAATAAAAGTAACGTTGTTCCCTTCTATAACCAGAACATAGCCAAACTCAGCCTCCATAAACTCACAAAATTTCTTGAAGGAAGTGTATAGCTTTGCATTAGGAAGATTTCTTGCACTTTCTGCCGGCATTATAAAACACGAAGAGAGTCGACTCCGGGTAATTCCACCAGGTACATAATTGTATATATCTACGCTATAATCACTGCTATCTGTCATGCTTTCAAGGAGCTTTTCTGCAACAGTGGTCAAAAGAAGGACATCTATATTGACAGGATTGATACGGGATTGGAAATTTACAGATAAAGAGAAGCCTCTCAGATAAGTAGTCCATGTCATTGCCACAGGTCTTACTGAATTGTTTAATTCCAGTTCCATCCTGACAGTATCTCCTTTATGAAGAACTGAAGTTATATTTTCATTAACAAAAGTAGGGGAGTTCCCGGCTATATGTCGAGCCCTCATTTTCTGTTCGAGTGTTCCGTCAGCCCTTTGTATATATAATACAATCTGCGAAGATACAGTTCCATTGCTGGTGCTTCCAATCACATAAAACGAAAATGACAGTTTTATTGTGATATTAATATCAGAAAGCGCTTCTGCAAAGGGCTGCACACCCCCATCACTCGAAAACGGCTCATCTGTAAAGACTAATGGAGAATTCAGCTTCGGGAGTTCACTATTATCTAGTATATACAAAGGAAAGCCCAATACAATAGGCTTCCCCTCTCCCCCCGGAAGAAGAGGTCCATAATGTTCGATATACTGAAGGTTAGCATCATCTTCTACAGTTGTTCCTCCTGACACGTATTTAGCTTCATACTGGAATTTCAGACCGTCATAATAAAGAGATTGAGGCTTTAATTCAGACACCAGATACTCATACTGAATATTTCTCTTAGCTTTAATAATAGCGGCCAGCGTATCATCAATTGCGTTAATAGAGATTGTATATCCATCATCCGAATAAGAGGAAAAATCTAAAGCGCACTGAAATACCTTATCCCAGTTCCAGCTATTGTTTCTTTTATAAAAAGCTATACCGGCACTGGAAGAAAGGTAATTCTTTGAATATTCTTCCTTCAACAAATTATAAGACCGGTTTACAAACTCAAATTTAGTGCTAAAAGAACGAAGTACTCCGTCATAATTACTTCTTTTATAAGCAAGTTCAAAATCATCCCAGTTCTTGAGATCATCCGTTGCTTCGTAGGATATTCCATTTGTTAATATCTGACATCTAAAGTACATAGCTACTTGCGTTTTATTGATTTTACATCGTCACACATACGCTTAACCATAAAGGCATATTCTTTTGCCGTAATCTCATTCTTGCGGATCTGCATTCCAAAATGAGCCATGACCATAACTCTTTCCCTGGCAAAGTAATTTTTATCCATTTTGAAAGATTGCTCTTCCGTCTTTTTGCTGTTATAGCTCTCTATCAGATAACGACTCTGCGACATTATAGCCGATATCCGCTTTCTAATTTTTTCATGTTCAGACGGGAATAGCTGATATCCAAAGGATCTTAAGATATTAACCACTTCATCCCATTCTCCCCGATTTGCCATCAGTTCCGCAATCCTCATACATTCAACTTTTATATGAAGATTGATCAGATTACTCTTTTTCAAGATTTCACCAGAAACAGAAGATCCACCTACAATTTCGATATATTCAGATATGAGCATTGAGGACTGTGATTCCAGTTCTTCCTCTGAATGATTGCCGTCTATTATGAGTTTTCTCTTTTCTCCTAAAAAGACGTCAATAAAGATGTCCAGGGGAATTTTGTCTAAATCATTGTATAACATGGTGTTGATTTATTATAATTTACTATCAAGATAACGATATTCTGCGGAACGGGCCATTTTTCGCAATGTCTTATTCAAGTTTGACATTCCTTGATTAGTCACGTCCATTTTTCGCTCCAGACTCTTATAGTCATTATTTACATTAACAATGACTGGATCTCCTTTGTCACGCCTCATTTTATCAAGCATCATTGCGTCAGAGCGAAGAGCCATTTTTTTGTAATCAACTATATCCGGGATAACCTCAGCATGTTTAGGCATATCAACCAAAGTGGGGACAGACGGGGTGATATATGCTCCGCTATCTGTAAGAATAACCTCTCGCCTGCCACCATCACCGACAATAGCCAAACCTCCCGGGTGAGATTTATCCTTTGTTCCCTTTGCGTATTTCGGGATGGGCTGGGCTGCGATCATGGCTATTTGAGCAGCTCCCATTGCGGCAACTATAGCAGCAACAACAAAATTCGGCAACGCTTCAGTTACCGCCCGGTATGTCGCTATTGTTGCCTGTATAATGGAATTAGCTTTATTCCATTTAGCCTGTTTTTGCTGGATTTCAGCTTTTTGCTTCTCCAGTTCTTTATTTTTATCGGCTGTCCTTTGCTCAGCAGCACGCTTTCTAGCTTCACCTTCTTCCGTAGAGATCACGCCGCTATTCACTAGGTTTTCAATGCGCTCCTTCTCTTCTTCTCCAGCCTCTTCATTCTTTTCCTGTTGCTCTTCGATTTTTTCTATTTGCCGATCATACATGCCTATAACCATAGTTGATAGTCCTTCAGATATAGCGGCTGCACTAGACAAAAGATCTTCTAATCCCAATTTACCATCTTTTACCATCTTCAGGATTAGCTCTGTTATTCCTCCAAACAGCGTGCCTAGCCCATCAACTGCGTCATCACTAACATTCTTCAGGTTATCTATTGATGATTGAATATCTGCCCAATATTTTTTATCACTTTCATTTTCTTCATCCCTTGCCTTAGTGTGGGCATCTCTAACCTTTTCTATAAGCTTTATTTCCTCTTCGGCAAGGGCTTCTTTCAATCTTAATCTTTCTTCATCTGATATGCCTTGTACATTAATCAATTCTTGCAGAAGTGCCATAGTACGCTCAGTCTCTATTATCGCATAATCTTGCGTTATTTGGGCCTTTCTCTTTTCGTATTCCTTTTTAGTGATTATGCCTTGTTCATATAATGTAGCCTGTTCGCGAATATCTCTTTGCATATCTCTTGAATTATCAATGGATTTAGCGGCATAGTCATTCTTTTTACGATCCATCTCATATTTCATAATGCTTTCAATCCTTTTTCTTTCTTCTTCATCTTTTTTATCCAAGTAATTCTTATCTATCGCCAACAATTCATCCTGAAGTATCTGTTCGTAATTCTTTCTCAATTCATTTTCTTCTTCCGAATTACCTTTGATGGATGCTATATTTTCTTCATACTTCTTTTGAGCTGTCTGCCTTTCTTTTTCATACTCATCATCTATAAGAGAAATACGGGTTTCGGAAAGACGTTTAGCAATGTCTTCTTGATATTTAGCTTGTTCTTTTGCTAATCTTTCAAGCTCCCTCTGTTTTTCTAAATCATCTTCTGAAGTTGTAATATCTGAAACTTTTATAGTTGATACAATAGACTGTTGGGCTTTGTAAATATTTTTCAATTCTTCTGTAATACCATTATATTCTTCTCTCAATTTGCCAACACGATCCGCAGCTTTAATTATCTCTCCAGAATAAGGGTCAACATAATCAGGTTCTTTTTCTGCTTTTCTCAACTCTAATAATTTGCCAGCTGCTTGCATTGATAACTCCTGTGCCCTTACTGACAATTTATCTATTTCTGATAATTTTACTTTTGCTTTAGACAACTCTATAATATTGTTTTTAGCCATATTATATGCATCAGAAGCTCTCCCAGTCATAATAGCCTCATCAGACAAATTTTTAAAATATTCCGGATAAATAGCTTGTAATTCATCTACTGCTTGTTTGCGTTCTATCATTGATCTAGATGTATCATTAGCCATTTTATACAGTATATTTAGCTTATTAGTTTCACTAATAGAGTTTTTAATCCCTTCTTTAGTAGCATTATTTAGAGCCAATTGTGCTATCGTCGCACTATCAAGATTTTTTTTAGCTCTACCTAATCCACTAATCCAATTTACCAAATCTTTTCCATATACAGAAAGCAAAGTTATCCCTATCACTAATGCTGTCTGCCAATTAAAGATAGCCCCAGTCAACTGTTTCCAAACAGGTATTCCCTTTATTCCAGATTCCCGCATTGCTTTAAATTCAGCATTTGCCTTTTTAATCTCATCTGCTAAAATCGGAAGATTATTAGATATTGCAAGGAAAAACGTATTCCAACCAACTGCAAGAGATGGAAGTTCTCTTGCGACTTGTTGAACAGACATACCTAAACCATTCCAATGCGAAGCATAATTACCAACGTTACGTTGATAATTTCCCATTTGGGCATCCATGCTTTTTAATTCATTCTTCAGCGTCTGTATTTGCTGCAATGTCTTTTGCCCTTCAGAACCTAAAAATGAATCTTTAGACATAGATTTCAGCCGTTTTTCAAGAGCCAATACCGCAGCATTCATTTCGTTGTAGCTGCTAGATGCGGAAATAATAACAGCAGCATGATTTCTCATTAAGTTTGAATACTGCTTGTTTTGCTCCGAAAGCTCCGTTTGACGCTGCTTTAGTAATGCAGATTTATTCAGATAATCAGTTAAGCTGATATTCCCATTCTTATATTCCTTATCCAATCGTTTGAGTTCATCTCCTAATTCCTTTATTCTAATCTTGTTCTGAATGGTATCTGCCGTCAATTTAGTAACATTATTATCATAAGCTAATATATTATCTACAATTTCAGCATACCTAATCTCAGTAGTCGCTATCGCCTGATTTAATTGATTAGTAGATTGGGTATACGATTGATTTGCCTGAGATGCCGAACTTTGAGCAGAAGAAGTGTTCTGAAATTTAGAAGAAAGCGTATCTAGAGAGCTAGATATCTTATTTATCCCTTTAACTAAATCGTCAAATTGCTTAGGAAGGGTATTAAGAGTCAGTAATTTATTTATCTTATTCCCATAATCCTCCAAAGTCTTATTGTATTTTTCCTGAATAGCAGCCATTCTATTCTG